TCAAAGCCAAAAAATCCCACTCCCGTGAAGCTGGAGTTGATACGCAGCGAAGGGTAGTTTGAGCTGCCAGTAGTGATATATCCAACGATAGTTACATTGCTATCGTTGATGTACGTGCTTCCTTTAATCGTATCGGGGTAGATTGTTGTTAGGTCAACCATTGCCGAAGGGGTCGCATTAATGGAACCGATATACTGAATTCTACGCCCGATCATAGATGGAATAAAAGTGCGGAGATTACTGGAAATAATCTGGGGGTTTACTGTTTCATTAGTTGCCACAACGCTCCCAATCGCTCCTTTTAGAACACACGTCATAAGGGTTCCAATGCGGTTAGATCCTTTAGCGGTGGGGTGGATGTTATCGTCCATCATGCAGCCATTAGCAAGTTGCGTGTATACAACGCTGTCGATGAAAACCGGTGTGGCAAAGTTACCGTTCAGATTAAGCGCTGCAATTCGCTTTTGCTTAGCCCCATAGGATAGAATATCCTGTTTCGATGCGTTTAAACCGATTCCGATAACGGCATTGGGAAAAGCGCTGTTGATCTTGGCAACCAGCGATACTATTGCATCGGTGATGGAGTTTGATCCGTCGTTTGTTCCTCCGACAATTCCGACATATTTCACATATTCGGGGTTCTTAATTTCAGAAATAGCCTTGTCTACTTGAACAAAGAAATTTTTTTCCTTAGTAGTGTTGAAGGTGGCACCGCCCACACAGTAATTATGCAATTCAGTCGCTTGGAGCTTATTCGCGGTAATTTCGCACCACACGGGGCCTTGCGATATAGTGTCCACTCCGTAGCTGTCTCCGAATGCCAACATTACATTCGTAGTGCGATCCGTTTTTTCTTGTGCAATTGCAGCGGCATTTTCGTTAATTGCAGCGGCATTTGCGTTAATTGCAGCGGCATTTGCGTTAATTGCAGCGGCATTTGCGTTAATTGCAGCGGCATTTGCGTTAATGCGATCGTCGAAGGCCCTCACTTCTGCCCGATACGCCTCCACCTGCGCGTTGAAGTTTCCGGTAAGCGCCCAATAGGCAGTATCGGCAATGCTGATGCTCGTGGGAACATACTGCATTGAGGTATAGCTATTGCCCTGATAGGTTACGATGGTCAGCGGTTCGTACTCGCGCGTATCGCTCCACTCAAGGGGGTTCGCGAACACGGGCACATAGCGTGCGCCGACGTACTGACGGACGCCTTTGGCGGGTGCGTCGGTGGGCGTGTCCGCCATAGCCGCGATGCGCTGGGCCAACACCTGCATTTGCTCGTCTGTGAGGTTTCCTGGATTTGTCATTTTATCTCCTAACGTACGATCTCCGGCATCTGATTAACTGTCTCGGTATTATCCGGCTCCGTATCCCATCTCAGAATGAGACGCCCATAAGTGTCTTCGGAATATACATGACCCGTGTCGAAGACGATATCATCCCACGACTGGGGAACATACGCCACGAAATGGCCTTCTAAGTTCAGACCGAAGTAAACTTGCTTCGCTACTTGCGTGAAGACGTAATCGAGGTTTTCCGAAACCCATTCCCTCACCTGAGCCTCATAGTAGTCGTTGAAGCCCGATTCTTTGAACTGCTCGAATTCAACTTCGAGCTCGTCCAGCGCGTCTTGCACCGCCTGGCAGTTGTCGGCGGCGTTCTCGGTGAAGCAAATCGTCTTCCAAAGGTACTCGCAGATGGCCTTGATTCGCTCCTCCTGGGAATACACGCCCCAATAGAACTTGGGTATTACGGGCGTGTAGTCCGTATAGGCCCACCACCTAGGCGCGAACTTTCGCAAGTCCGCATTGTCGCAATGGCTCATGTCTTGCCTCCTAAAATGCGTCCATGTCCACCGTCAAGAGACAGGTGAACAACTCGTCCAGCTCTTCGAGAATCATAACATCCACCGTCTTGAAACGGGTCTGCAACCGCTCCCACTTGTCCAGCACATCGCCCTCGGTAATGTCCTCGTACTCCCTATCGTCGCCCGTGCTCGCGTAATCGGAGTTGCCCGATAGCATGGTCTCGGGGAACTCGGAGTGAATGAGACGACTCTTTCCGTAGGTGTTGGAGGTCTGCAAGGGGTCTAGCCCCTCTTCCTCCAACTTGTAAAGATGCTTGTACTTGGGCATTATCTCGTTCATCTTGCGAATGAATTGATGTTTCCAGCGCCCAGGGGGCAGAATGCCGATTTCGCGGTAGAAATAGCGCTCTTCGAACATATGGCACAAGCGGGCATACTGTTCTTCGTTGTAGTAGTCCCATGTCCAACTGGGGTCGCTCCAATCGACCCAGCCCCCCTCAATCAACTCGCCGAGCTGGATTGTAACGACACTGTGAAAGTCCCTATCCCAGTTGAGCGGTGTCAGACTCGTTACCTCCGAGCAAATCATCGTCGGCCATCCTTTCCAGCGTGTGCGTGTAGTTGTAATTGCTGCTTTCCCACTCGCTCGCCCAGTAAACATGAACATTCAGTCCGAACCGCTCGTTCAGCTTGTCCGCTGCCTCGCGCCGTGCCTTGAGGGGGTTGTAGCGGTTCAGCTCTGCCGGGCTCTGCAAACTGGTTACCTCGTCCTCAATCATGCGCTCTGATTTCTGCGTGAGCGAGTCGATTCCCAACAAAGTATATACCTGCGTCCAGATGTTGCCCTGGGCCGTCTGCAATTCCTCGCCGATAAAGGGAACGTTGAGGTTCAGCACGGTAACGGACTCGGCCAGCGTCTTAAGGCGCTTGGTGCCAAGTATTGCCGGTTCCCCTCCGTAGAGCTGTTTGAATATGTTGATACCGTCAAGTTCCTCCACGCCGTTCTCATCCACGGCCAGCGCTACGGGCTTGTGCTGCTGCAATAGGTTGATGTCAAATGTTCGATCGCATAGGGCCAAACGTCGCGCGAACACCGACAACTTCCACATTAACGGGGTACGCATCATGTTGTCATAGAGCACCGCGCCGTTAGACCAGTTGCAGGGGAAGTTGGGCCGTCCCGCTTGGCCCATGGCCCGCCAGCGCTGGGGCAGGTCGTACTTGTTGGGCTGACCCTGCTGAATGGCTTGAAGCGAGTACCATACGCCGCTGTTCTTGGCAATAGTCGCCACGCCCTCTGTTAGCAGAGTCCATTCAAGATACCGCTCGTTGCACGTTTCGGGCAACCCTTCCCAACGGAACCGCGACAGCGCAAGGCCCATGAGCCAATCCTCGTAGATGAGCGCTAGCTCTTGATTATATGCCGCGCTCTGCCAATAGCGAGCATCGTTCTTTCCGTGTCGTTTGCTTCGTCTAGCCATGTCAGTTCTCCCATACACTCGTCGCGCCGATTATAGCAGGTTCGCGCCATACCGTCGTGCCCTCGATGAGCACGGAGCGGATGAGCGAGGCGGTAGCCTGGGAGCATTCGCGCGGCACCACCCACGCATCGTCGCACTGCCAATACGTGAACGATTTCATCACCTGCCACCCCGAGAAGTCCCAATGCTGGTTGAGCTGGTAGCCGTAGCGGGCGAACTGCGCGGCTGCGGACTCGATGGCACCGCGCCCTTGCGTCTCGACCCATGCGAACCATCCTATGGGCATGGTGTCGGACACGCTGCCCGCCTGCATGGGAGCGCCCAGGGCCGCTTGCTTGATGCCGTTCTCGATAGCGGAGAGGGCCGTGGAGCGCGAGCGTCCGGCGTTGGCGACGTTGGTATTGTACCCGCGTTGCATATTCGCCTTGTTGACCTCGGCGCTGCGGTTGTTCTGCGTTGTCTGGCTCGTTGTCTCGGTGTTGAGGTTCGTTCTCTCTGCCCGCTGCTTTCGGCTGGTGTTGAGAAGGTTGAGATGGTTGCCCTCGGAATTTCGAACGCTGTTGGATTGCTTCGTCGCGCTTGTGATTTCCTCGCGCGTGGTGATGGCGATTCCCACATTGGCGGTGTTCGCCTGCATCGATGTGGTTTGATTGAAGGCGTATTGGAAATTGCTCGCGGCGGTGTTCAAGGCCCCCGAGAAGTCCATACTCGCCGCTTGCGCGATTCCCTGGCCCGCAGCCACACCAAGCGCCAACTGCCCCGACTGAACGGCGGCGTTCACGTTGTTCATATTGCTGACAGCTGCAACCTCGTTCTGCGCGTTGGTGATGGTCTGGGTGAGCAGGTTGGCGTTGTTGGTGAGGATGTTGTTTACCTCGATGGTATTTCCCAGCACGGTATTCTCCATGTCCTGCGACTCCGCGAGCACAGCAAGGGCCGCTGAAACCGAGGTGGCAAGGTTGGCAATGGACAGGTCAACGGAATCGATACCGTTGTCAAGCACCGTCTTAGCGCTCGCCGTCGCGCTCGTGTAGGCGTTCTGCAACGCCGTGTTGGCCTGGGCACGGTCGAAGTGCGTCGCGTAGTCGTTGACCTTGGCCGCGCTCATGTACACCTCGAACGTGGGAATGTTCCAGGTTCGAAGAGTAGAATAGGCGTTGCCCGCTATGGTCGCCGTATGCTGTGAGATATTGGCGAATGTCACCGTTGAGCTAGCGCCGCCTATGCCCGTTAGCTGAGCTGTGATAGCGATAAAAGGGGCTATGAAGTCAAGGGCCGCAACTGCGCTTACCGTGCCGTCGGTTTCCTCGATGCGAATCTCCACGCTTTGCCCGTTATGATCTGCAACCATGAGACGGGCATAGGGGTATGTATAGAGCTTCGCCATATCGGCGTAGCGGGAATCATACCCGAAAAGCTCCTTTGTCAGCTTAGCCAGTTGCACGGTCTGCCTGGTTTTCAGCATCAGCTCGCACACCGTCGTACCCGCGAACGTGAAAGTGCCTCCCGTGTTGACAAGCGATTTCGGTGCGAACCATACCGCCTTTATCGTCTGCATCGCCTGGGGGGTGTTGGCTATAATGCTGTTGATAAAAGATTCAAGGTTCGAAGGTTCGACGGCGATAGCATGAGCGCGGGGGCTGGAAGCGCCGCAAAACGCATCAGTGGGGGTTTGCCACGTATTAGCCCCCTTGCTACCCCATACCGAACTTTTTACATCGCTCGTCATCGACACGACGGCCCACACGTCACCATTGTAAATCACACTACCCGCATTGTTCGAGCGCTCGAAACCTCCGTAACTCACATCGGGGGCTTCGAGGTACGTGCAATTAGCGCGGGGGTTGGTTAGGTAGGCATCTGCCGAAATCTTAGCCATCGGCGCATGGCCGCGAGCGAGCATCATGCCCGACACTTCGACAGAGTTAATGTAGGTAGTCCACACGTCCAGGGACACATGGCAGAGCGTCGTAGAGGGTGCCAGCTCTTCCAGCGCCTCGCAGAAATAGTAATAGCGGTGACGGGCTGGCGCGGCGTTCTCGATGGGGTTAGCAGCCGTCGGCATGGTGGGGTATTCGAGCACGATGTAGTTGTACTGGGTCGCCGCGTTGAAGGGCACGGGAACCTTCACGCTCCCGTCCGGCTGCATCTGGAACATGGTAGGCTCGTCCACTTTGTAGCCCGCAAGGTTGTCGAAATACGTGTCCCGCGCCTTGTCGGTCTTCCACTCCACCACGTTCACGTAGCCGCTGTCCCAGTTGACGCTGCACATTTTTATGCGGGCGTTGTCCTCCCACCTACCATAATCGAAGTTGTTTCGGTACTTCCACACGTCCACATTGGACAAGTGGGGAAATGGCGTGTCCCCCAGATGGGGAAAGTCTCGTCCCATGTAAAACCTCCTAGCGATAAAAAAGAGGGGCGCTATCTCGCGCCCCTCATTATACCCGCGAAGCAGAGAGCTTACTGCTTGTCAGTGGCGGTTTCGTTGCCGTGGGTGTCGGTCGTGCCGCTCGCGCCCTTGCCCGTGCGCTTCTTCTGCACCGTCGGCTTTGCAGATTCGGTGGCAGTCGGGGCTGTGATGGTCACAACATGGGCAGCGGGGTAGTGCGTAGTCGCTGCCGAGGGGTTCACGTACGCGCTCGTAGCGGTGACGGTAACCACCGTGCCAGCGGGCAGGTCATCGGCCAGATGGAGCACTGCGAACTTGTCCACGTAAGTGTTCATCGGGTCAAGCTCTACGGCCTTGGGTTCGGCGGATCCGTCGGTTGCCGCAACAGCGAAGGTAGCGGCATCGGGTTCCACGGCCACGCCCTCGTGCACCGGTGCGAGAGTGCCCGTCAGGTTCACGGTAAGCTGCACATCCTCGCCAGCCTCGGCGGTGTCCGCTCCCGTGAGCGTGATAGCCGTTACGGTCTGCTTCACCGTCGGAATGGTCGTACCGTCTCCGCCGACCGTGAACATGATAGCCGGGACGAAGGGCGAAGCGCTCACAATCTCCCAGTGATGCAGGTAGTAATTGGTTGCCAACGTCTCGGCATTCCAGAACGAGGTGGTTTCGTACAGCGTATCCTGCATGATGAAGAAGTCCTCGGTGGTGAGCATGGCAACCACGTTCGGAATGGGGAACTCGTCAACGATGATCTGGCGCACGTTCACTTCGGCCATCTCCACATGGAAGATGAAGAGAGCACCTCGACCGAACACGCTAGCGGCCACGGCAGGTGTCACCAACAGCACTAGCTCGGAGGGCTTTGCGAACACGGGGACGGAAACGCTCGCCGCATTGTAGCGGGCGCTGGGGAACTGGAGCATAGCGACTAGGGTGCGCACGGCGGTCAAGAACTCCTTGCCCGTCACCTCGTCGGTCGGCACCGCCGAAAGCGGGTACTTGTAGAAGCCGTAGACATCTTCATAGGTCGCGAGCATGTTGAGCGCGATACGGTACTCGTCGTAATTGTCGGAGTTGGCGGGGGCCTGCATGATACCCGCAACAAGTCGGTTCAGGCCGTAATCATCCAGAAATGCGTTCTTCAATTCAGGCAGCACTACTGAAATAGGATATTTGTCCTGACGGTTCTGAGTGTGATACGCCACATCGCCCTCGGGTCGGTGCAAGCGTAGCAGGGATTCAACATCGTCCTTGTAGGCGTGGGCCTTAACCCAGTTGAGCGCGATTTCCTGGGTGGTCGTACCATAAATGAGTTTGGCGCGCTTGAAGACGGCCAGCGGGCTAGTCCATGCGAGGTTGTGCACATAGGTGTAGGCAATGCGGTTGACCAGAACGTCCATGAACTGGTTCAGATAGGCATTGTTGCCCGGTTTGAACAGCGCGCGCCATGTCGCCTCCAAAGAGTTGACCGTGGGATTTGGAATGCGCTGCTGGTAGTCGTTGCTCGCTTCCAGCCAGATTTTCTCCGCGATTACGGAATTTTCAAGAGCCATTTACCATCATCCTTTCTTAAATGTTCAGTTCGTCGGCAAGGTCGTCCCAATCGCGCGAGGTGATATCGTCATCCTCGACCTCGTCGGTGTAGCTGCCCGCGCCCTCGTCCGCGCCGTTGTCGCTCGCAATGCTAGCGAGCGAGTCAAGACGAGCCATCACCGCATCATTGTGTGCGGCCAACTGGTCGCTCAAATCATCGAGACGACGCACAATGTCGCGGAACTCATCGATGCGATGGCCCGTCTCGCCCTCTCCGATACCGCGAGTCTCTTCCACGCCCTCGCGAATCTCGTTTTCCTCGTCCATATTCAATCCTTTCAGCTAGGGGACTCTGCCGCGCATTATAGCACCAAAGAGAAAAACCCCGCTGCCTGTAGTTTCAGCAGCGGGGTCGGACAGGAGTTGCCACAGCGTCTGGGGGCGTGCCTGAAACCCGTACCCTGCGGGCGGTCGTGCGGTACGCTCTTCACGTCGGGAATCCGCCTCGGCCTACTCGGCGACGTGTCCCCGTGCCCTGGCGCGGCTAATTATATCACCGCAGACCGTAGAGCGCTAGACACTCGGAAAGCGCGTTGCGAGTGCCGTCGCTATCGCAGCGCACAAGCCCGTACTGGTATACCTCCATGAGATAGCGCATAGCGGACTCGTTTCGCTTGGCGAAAAGGGCGTTGAACTCCCCGTCATCGTTGGTCAATGCATATAAGGGCGTGGGGTCTTTGGGCATCTTCTCGGTGACGTATAGATACCCCTCGCGCTCGTCGCTCCACACGGCCAATCTGTGGCCCTTGCCCTTTATGGCGAACTCGAACTTTGCGCGCGCGGGTTTCTTTCCCACGAATAGCCCGCTCGCGTCCGTGAACTCGTTGTCCAGCGCGGCCTCCGACCCCTCGGCAAGGGACGCTAGCGCACCTGCTACCGTCTCGGTGCGCCTTGCCCTCGTGTAGCTTGTAGGCTCCACGTAATCGAGCAATAGCCTCTTTCCCACACCTGGGATGGAGTACCACGTCTTTCCGAACTTCGGAGGTTTGCGAATACCCATGACTGCGAAATAGGGGTTTCGCATGGAAAGCGCGTTGGCCATGAGGTACACGCGCGGCTCATGTCGTCTAGGCTCCCCCGGCACCTCTCGGCTCACCGAGTCCACCATCTGCGAGAGCACATAGTACTCATTGGGGAGGTAGTGCTGGAACCGCGCCACGCTTCGGTCGATGATGGCCTCATCCAAAAGGATACGGTACACATCGGCAAAGGTGCGCTGCTTGAACTGCTGCATCTGCGAGAGAGCACCGAAGTACCCTATAATGCGCCATTCTGGTTTCTCGCCGTCCTCCGGCTTCTTCGCTATATATGCCGCGCTCGTATCGGTCTTGAAGATATAGCCGGGAAACTCGGCGTTCGGCTCCTGCTGCAACTTGTCGAAATAGCCGTTAGAGACGGGTGCAAGGTCGGTCTTGAACCGCACCAACTGCACGAACCGCGAGCCGTCCTTTAGGAAGTCGCGGACGCATTGCTTCCGAAGACCGTAGGTCTTGCCGGCGTCGCGGCTCGCGCAAACGAATGTCATATATGCGTCTTTCGTCAGGGTGTCCCCCCAATCGTAGAACTTATTCTCGGTCAAGGTAAGCTCTCCCTTCGTCGTGGCCGATAAATTTAATGGTAGCATCCGGCTCGAGTCCGATTGATTTGAGGTATTCCATATTCTGATGATTCGCTATCTTGGTCGTATCGCCGATGACTCGCACCGAGGGATAGAGCGCGATTGAAGCAGGTGCATCCACATAGGCCGTATTGCCCAGGTAGTCCGTTACCTCTCCCCTATAGCGGTCGGCCGGGTGCGGGTGCGTACGTTCCAAATGATAGCAAAGCCCGTAATCCACCACGGTATTGTAACCGAGCAGGGTCGATGCGATTTCGCCGAACCCGTAGCCCTGGGCCTCCATGTCATGCGCCCAATCCTCGACGGTATAGCGCCCGCTGGGGCGCGAGAGCCCCGCGCAGATGATGTGATAGCGACCTTGCGCGTCGCGGTCTAGGCGGGCCTTGTTCCATGCCTCGTAGTGGAGTGGGTAGCGGTTGGAGCTGCCACAACCCTCAATGTCGAACTCGCCCACGCCGTGAAGCTCGCTCGCAAGGTGGGGGTAGTTTCGCCGTACCCTCTCGCTTCCGTAGCCGATAGCCGAGCGGGCCGCTTTATGGAGCGGTTCGAGCGCGGTCAATATCTCGGCATCGGTAACGCTCTCATCGCACGCTAGCTTGATGGAATCGGTATCGCCCCCGCACGGATAGCAGCGCTCCCCCAATGCCTCATGGAGCAGTTCGAGCGCTATAACGAGGTGCATACGCGAACCGCCCACTATTCGGCTCCCGAAGTTGTAGAGCACCTTCACCACCTTCGGTTTCAGATCATCGTAAGTCTCAAGGCTGGCGACGCTCGAACGGTCTACTTCCAGCGAGCCGTCGGCAAGGCAGACGTAGGACGGTTTCATAATGTCCTGGGCCTGGGTGCCGTAAATGCCATTGTACATTCCCTTTACCGTGCTGCCGTAGTAGGCTTTCAGAAAAGGGAGCGATGCCGAGCCGTTCCGCACGGAATCGGCTACGGTCTCCGGCACCGTCGCGCCTATGGGCAAGGTGTAGGGCTTCCCCTCCTGGTAGTTGTTCACTATCTCCTTCATGGCGTTCTTGGTCGCGTAGAGCACATGGGTCTGCAATACCAGATAATCGGGTGCCTTAGCGGAGTTCTGGGAGTACTCCCCGCAGATGACGCGCATATCGTCCCATTCGTAGGCCCTCGATATATTCCACAGCTCGCACTCTGTTAAATGCAAGGTGGCCACGTCGGCGCTCATCAGCTTGGAGAACGCGAAACGCGCATTTACGGCCGAGTCCATCCAACCGCTTTGCCTGGTAGCTTCCTCGGCTATGGCACCGCTGGGCGTGATAAAATCCACCTCTCCCACCTTCGAGGTGAATTTGCCCTGGGGTATGAGTGCTATGCCCTCGCGCTCGAAAACCGTACCCGGCTTGAGCCGAAGGCCCTCGAACCTGATACGAGCATGAAGCCCGAAGGGCAACGGACAATGATAGTTTCGCAGTACCTCGGCGCGGCTTGTTGCCAGTATGGACTCGGCCACGCGCTGCAAAGGCTCTGCGCTCTCTGGCACTCGGAAATTGCGCGGCATATATCGCCCTGCAATGAAAAGATGGTGCATTGAAGTAACGTCAAGACTCGCCACGTTATGCGCAACCTGGGCGGCGCGGTTGGCGCTCGTGAATGTCAAACCGCCGCGAAAACACGCCTTGCGGAGGGCGTACAAGTAGAAATTGGGCGACCATTCCCTTATGCACGTCATCTTGAAGACATCGAATAAGCTATGCCTATGTCCGTTTGAGAAGGTAACGCGCTCCTTGCCTATGACGCGCTGTGCCATCTGGCGCACCAGGGAAGTTTTCGTGAGCACCGTATCGCCGAGCATTTCCGGCTCCAACCATTTGTTGGCCTCGATGAGATAACGGAGGTAGGCGGGTATAACCTGCACATCGCGGGCGGCATAGTGCTTTTCTAGATCTGTGAGCGGTGTCTCTGGGGTGCGAATAAGATTGTAGTCCCAATCGCCCTTGGCCTTGGCTAGCCCGCACGTCGCGCCCATGGCTGCAAGTCCTCCCATTTCTAGATAGTAGGTATCCCAGAATCTAAGGCAGGTTTCGCCCTCATAGCAAAGGTCAAGTGTGTAAACATGGGTCGATGACTGGGCGTTCACGCGCACCTCGTACATTCGCGCCAGCGCGTTCATGAGCGGTTGCATATCGAACATGAGGTTATAGGCGCACACGACGGGAACCACGCCCGCCGAATAGCCCCATTGCATCAAATCGCCGAGCCATTCCAGCACATCGGCAGGGGAGCGGTAGAATCGCACATCGTCACTCTCGCCATCAACATACGTTGATATATCGACGTTCCTAACGTCGTTGCAGATATAAAGACAGGGGAACGCTGTCGATTTCTCGCCGTCCTGGATGGTGGTTGTCTCGGTATCGTATATGCCCGCTATCTTGAAGGGCAGTTTATTCCACATTGTAAACAGGAACGACGTAGGCCATAAAGTCGTTGGGATAGTTGCCGTCGGCTTCCACGCCCTCGCCCATGGCTTGCTGCAAGGCGCTCGCGGGGTCTAGGGTATCGCCCACAAAGCCGGAACCTGCAAGACCCTTGGCACGCGCCAGAGCGTCCTTATTGGCCTCCATTACCTGATTGAAGATAGCTTGAAGGTCGTCGGTTCCATAATAGCGCTGAATAGCAGCGTAGCGGTCGCGCCCTCTGCCCGCCCATGCGTGTTTGGTGGCATTCCAGAACAACTGGACATTGACTTTCGGGATGGTTCCGCCACCCGCGCTCGATGCATTCACATTAGCGCGGAACATGATATTGCGCCGCTCTGTGGCCTCCGCTTTCGCGCCTATGCGGTACTTGTCCAGCGTCCGCGCGGCTTGCTGGGCGCTCGATAGCTTGGAAGGGGTGGCGTTGCGCCCTATATAGCTCTCGCTGATCTGTGATTTCAATTCCTGTTGATAGGCGGTAATCTGACGGGAGCGCTTCACTTTTCCTGCTTTAATATCGCGGTCAAGACGCGCTAGCGCCCGCTTGGCCCTTCTCCTAGCGTTGTAAATCTCATCGCTAACCCTCTTCGCCCTTGCCATCTTTCATGCCTCCTGTCAAATAAAAGCCCCACCCTGGAACAGGGCAGGGCTTAAACCTTAACGCGCGGTTGTTCCGTATTTTAGAACTGCGGAACCAGGTTCTTAATGGTGTTGCCATTCGGCAAGTCCTTTGCCACGAAAGCGGCATGGATGCAGCCGTCGGGCAGAGAGTCCTTTCCGAAGTCAGGGAACATGGCCGCAATCTCGCGGACGGAGTTAGCAACGCCCTCGGACTGGGTCATGAGCACCGTACCATCCAGAAGAACCAGATAGGTATCGGTGCAAGGGGTATTGGGAAGACGCGGGTCGCGGCTCTTGCGAATACCGGGCTTGGTCACGCAATCCACAATGTCAAGAATCTCGCCCTCGTGGCCGTTCAGCGAGTCGGCGCTGTTGAGCGTCTTGAGCGTTGCCAGCTTGCCCTCGTTAGTCGCAAGGTCGAAGGTGTTCACATCGCCCTGGACGGCGTTGCAGGCAGAGGCACTTGCAATCTCGGTCGGCTCGGCAACGTAGGCGGTGATTTCCTGGGTCATAATTTCTTTCCTTTCGGTTTAGGCGGTGATTTCCGCATGGGTCATAAATTCTTCTAGCGTCATTGAATAGTAGTGCGATTCGATTTCAACATGGTTTATCGTGATTGATTCGTCGTTTAGCTCGCGCCGGAGCTTTCGCGTTGCCCTCTCGGGTGTGAATCGCCCGGGCAGTTCCTCGTACACGTCGAAGAACTCCCCGTCGTGCACCATCTGCCCCGAGCACCGCGAGAGGGCTATCGTTCGCCCTATGCGCTTTCTGTAGTCGATTTGAGCCAGTTCCATTCGAGTTTGTCACCTCCTTTTTTCGACGTAATGAAGTATAGCTGTTTAAATCAAACTCTGCAACAGTATTTTCTAACTTTTTTGTTTCAGTAAATCGTTAACGCGCTTCTGCACAGCATCATAAGCACTTCCCAGATTACTTTTGCGGGTTTCGCCATTGCCCCACATACCGGCTATGACCTCGCGGGCCACTTTATCGACTCCCGTCCATTTGCCCGTTAGATCGTGGTTGACGATAAGCTGAACAATGTTGGCAACGCGCCCCAGCTTCTTTCTGCGCACCTCGCCATTGCCCCACTTTCCTGCTATTACCTCGCTTGCGACAGCATCGACATAAGCGGTATTAGAGGCAACTTTCAGCGCGTATCTTGAATAATTGAGATCGACATTACCGTTTATTCCAGGCACATTTCCCTTTTCCGAATACTGCCACAACTGCCAGGCGCTTGTGTCCGGCTGGGTTGCAGACCAACGCGCCACCCATTTGACATAATCGTTGACATTGGACAAGTTCTCACGCCACCATGCTTGGCTGGCATAGATACCGGGCACAAATCCAGCGGCTTTGACGCGCGAGCAGAATATAACGGCATGGGAGGCGCTTACCGCTTCCGTCCCCGGCTCCTCCGTATCGAAGAAAAGCGGATAGGCCATTGCATCGCGATATGGCGCGCACAGTCTTATAGCATGCTCAGCCTCGCTCATTGCCTGGGTCGAGCCCTTGGCGTAACTGTACAGATAGCAGCCGAAGGGAATACCCAGTCGTACGCATTCATTAGCGTTGCGTTTGAACTGCTCGTCATCCTGGTTCTCGAAATTCGAGCCATAGCCGCAGCGGATAATGGCGTGGTACCCTGCTGACTTCACGCGCTCCCAGTCAATGGAACCATTGTGATAGGAAACGTCAATTACCTTCTGCATCTCCGCCATCCTCATCATTCTGCTCGTTTTTGTCGAATATATGCAAGAATGAATTGTCCGCCAAATCGGGGTTCAGCAGAACGACATTCTCTAAAATGCTTCCCACCTCGGCAACGCAAATCCAAACGAAGGCAAGCGAGAAACAAGCATCGCCGTAGTAATAGGGCAGCTCGCAGTAGTTCAAAAGCGCCTGAATGATGAGGCACACGCCCAGCACAACCAGATAGGCGAATTTGTGCACTAGTCCCTCGCGCATCTTCGTACTGGAAAATCCCTCGCGCAACGTGTGTCCGATAGTTCCGACTATATAGTCGATGATAACCAGCAGCAAAAGCAAAACTATTGGCTCGAATGTCATAGTACACATCCTTTCATGACAATGGCGCACACCGCGCCGACAACGCATTCCGCCATCTTTCGTAGCCTGTCCCTTCTCTTCGGTTTTATCTGACGGTTGAAGTCTATCATGCCCCCGGTGCGGATGCGGTAGAGTATTTCCTCCCGCCTGTAAACATTGTCCAACGATTCGAGGAGCCGCCCTATCTGCCAGCAGAGCAGGGCGACGGAGAGGATGAGCAGAAGCAAGCAGACTTCTAGCAGGTAGATTGATTCGATCATAGTTTCGCCTCACTTGCCATAAGGTCTTTTTTGCCAGTTCCTTGTTCCCCCCGGCCCTCTGATTTCATAGATCATTGCAAACTCACTTTAACTTCGAAATGATTTTCACAGCACGGGCACATGAGAGTTAACACTTCTGAAACCGGTTCATATGACATCTCATCAGTTATAACATCGCCTGATACTGCTTTAGGGTGTACGTACTTGCGCATAGGGCGCACCCATATGGCCTTCCCGCGCCTAATGGCGCGCTGCATGGTCGAGCGATCACATCCGGCATAAGCAGCAGCCCGCGCCTGAGACGGAAATACCTTGTTGTCTAGTATAACTCTCTTAGACATGGGCAGACCTCCTATAAACGAGCTTTCGGAAGTAATCGCAGATATTGGAGAACGGCACTTTCTCGCAAAAGCTGGGAGTATGGGAGTATAGGGAGACAGTTCCGTCTTCCTCGCGCTCGAATTTGTAGTGCCCGGCATTGATCGCGTCCATATCTTCAGCCAGTAGCAGGTACTCCACACCATCGCGTGTCATGATCTCCATTGCATGGGCATAGGCGCGAAACGTGTCGAAATGTTCATGACACAACTCGAAGCTTACTCCAATTTGATAACGGTCGGAATCTAGTTTAAAACCGTCAGGGTAAACATACGATTTCAACCACTCTAAATTGCTTCTATGAATTTCAAACAAGCTGCCCATTTTTTTCTCCTATCACTTGCAACTTTTGCAACATTTTTGTTGCACAGTGCAGTATAAAGCTCTATAATAGGTTACGTCAAGAAGACGAACATAGATAGGAGTTTGAAATGACTTTGGAACAACTCATCACCTGCTATATGCGCAAAAGCTCAAAGATCGTTGTCACCAAGATAACACCCTCCACCAAGGAACGCATTTTCTCCGGATATGAAAGGAACATCTGCAACGAGGTTACGCCGGAATTTATGAAGTTCTTAGAGGAGTATAAGAAACACCTTGTTATCAGCTGCGGAACCGAGATTGATAAAAACGGTATTCCCTACATCGACATTCTGGTGTATGAGTAGGAAGGCAGTACTAACGTAAACGTTGTCGTGGAAAATGTATCGTGCACATA